TCATGCGTCTCTAAAACCCGGATTAGAACCCGGTCAGGAGAAAGCTTTGCATGAGACAGTTATGGATAGATTAGAAGCTTATGCACGTAAACATGGTTGGAATGGTGAGTTAGAAGAAGTATCTAAAAAAGACTTTGGTAAGGTATGGATTACTTCCATACAAGATGGTAGAAATCATATTTCTGAAAGTGTGGCTGATGGTAATTCTATTTCCGACACTTTAGGAAATGGAGTTTTACCGGGTAGTGAGCATCAAATGAAACGTCTAGAGAAGTATGCGGCTGATCCTATAAACTTTAGGATACCACCATACTATACTCGTATATCAGACGGTATAAAGAATATGGATGCTTATGACGTAGCCAACTTACAATACCATGCTCAGCAACGAGCTGCAGGAATATACGAAGTAAAAGATTTACCTATGACACCTCAAAAACAATACCTAAATAGTTTGCCTCCAATATTTAGAATGGGTGTTGTCAACAAAGGTAATCCTACTAAAGTAGTGCGCTATAGTATGTATGCAGAGAAGAGTGATTTCAATCACGAACACTTATATCCATACGAAAACAGCACTATATTAAAGAAAAATTTGGAGTTGATTAATGACAGATAGTTATGCAAATGCTGAAATCGACACAGAATTAGTTGAAGAAGAGGCTGCTCAGCATCAACAGTATCTGGAAACAGAATCAACAAATGCAGCCGGATTTAGAAAGTTACATGAAGATGAAGAAGCGATAAATGAAAAGTTTGCAGCTGAACAAGCTGATCCTAGAAACCAAGAACAATGGGGTGTAGGTGGAGTTGTTAAAGAACTTCAATCAGCCTTTATGGGAGGTATTCAAGATACTGGGTCTTCTATTGTAACAGCACCTGAACGCCTAATAGATATGGCAACAGGTGAAATGCAGAGGGAGAATGCAGAAGGTGGATATGATTCTGAATGGGATGATTGGTTCACTAATGATGCAAATCCTATTGAAACTAAAACATGGTGGGGAGGACTTATTAGAAGTGCTACACACTTTGGTACTATGGGTGCGGCTATATTAGCTGCAGCTCCCGCAGCTGGTGTCGGTGCTACAGCACTTGGAGCTGGTAGAGCAGTTACTATGATTGGTGGTGCATTAACTAGCAATTGGATGAGAGCTGCTGCAGTCGGTGCTACTACAGACTTAGTTTCTAAATACTCTCAAGACTCAAATGGTCTTCAGATATTAAGAGATCGCTTTGGATTTATAGATACACCTCTAACAACTAATGACTGGGATCATCCAGCCGTTAAAACTTTTAAAAATGTTGTTGAGGGTATGGGTATAGGTACTTTAACCGATGGACTATTCATGGTCATGGGTAAAGGTGCTAGAAGAGTATTACCTAACGGACAGACAGTTGATGCTACGGCTGAAGCTGCATCGAAAGGTAAGGTAAGACAAGATAGTATAACAGCACAGAATTCACAGAAAGCTGAAGTTGAGATGGTAGAGCGTGGTCCTGAGTTTGGAGCAGCTAAAAATAAACCAATAGCTGATCCATGGCAAGGATCGCCTACATCGACTGAAAATGCTCTTGAGGTGAAGAAGTCTCAAAGAAGGATTAGGAACGAATGGGGAGCCGAGGAAGGGTCACCGGGATCGGTTTCAACTCCTACTAACCTAGAGCAAGCTGGAAAGACTCGTGGATTAAGTGATAAAGCTTTAGATGATGTATATAGAGCATTGAAAAGTGATGCTGCATACAACGAACAAAGAGCAATACTTGAAGCTGGTGGAACTACACTAAGAGAACAGTCAGGAGATGCTATCGAAGCATTCCATAGAACTGGTTTAGGTAGAGAAGCTATGGATCAAAGCCCTGATGAGTATCTAGCTGAATATTATAGGAACGCATTACCTCATTTTGAAGGTACACCTGACGCTATGTTAGAGTTTACCACTAAATATGTTGAGGCAGCTGACCTTTTAACTGGCTCATTACTACGTGAAATACGTGATATGGGTATAGTTGGACGTGAAATAGCTGATATTGCTGACCTTGGTGACGTAGATGGACCTGCAAAAGCACTGTATGACAAACTGATTACTACGGTATCAGAAGTAAATAGAGCTAAAATCCTTCAATCTGATGAATTTAGAGCTATTGGACAGGCAAATGCTGGTAATCCTAAGCGTATGCAGAAGCTTCAGACAGAATATGTCAACCAGAATATGAGTGTTAGGGTTGGAGAATCTATAGATGCTTTCAGATTAGCCTTTAAAATAGCAGGTGAAGATGCTTCAGACGATCTCTTTAAGAGTATCTTTGAAGTTGTGTCTATGAATAAAGATATCCACAACCTAACTGATTTTGATGCTTGGGTAAGAAGAAAATTACATGGTGGTGAATTTAACGGTAAGCCTAAGATAGGTTTATGGAAGAATGAACTACACAAAGTAATGATTAATAGTGTACTTAGTGGACCTAAAACTCCAGTAAGAGCTATTATGGGTACTTCTACAGCAACATTCTTACGTCCAATGGCACAAGTTGCAGGTGCTACTTTAAGATATCCTTTCACTGGAGACAGTGCTACATTAAGAGCTTCGTTAGCATCAGTGAATGCTATGAGAGAAGCTATCCCAGAAGCTTTTGAAATCTTTAAAACTAGATTAAATTCTTATTGGGCTGGTGATGTAGCTACCATTAAGTCTCGCTTCATGGAAGTAACTAAAGGTGATGAGCAATGGGAAACATTCCGTCACTGGGTAGAGAATAGTGGAGAAGCAACAGCTGGTGATAAAGCTGCTTTCTACACAGCTAATATGGCTCGTCAATTAAATGATAATAAGTATCTAACTTATTCTACTAAAATAATGGCAGCTACTGATGATACCTTTGGTCACATCTTAGCCAGAGCAAGAGCTAAAGAATTAGCAGTAAGAAATGCACTAGATAGCAATACATCAGGTAGATGGATTGAATTAGATCAAAAGACACTTAGAGATGCAGAGAATAGATTCCTTAATGAAATAACAGATGCTGATGGTAATATATTAGATAGTTCTGTAGAATTTGCTAAAAGAGAAGCTACATTAACAACTGACCTAACTGGATTCTCCAAAGGTTTGAATGATATATTCAATTCTACTCCATGGGCTAGACCTTTCTTCTTATTTGCTAGAACAGGTGTTAACGGCCTAGCATTAACAGCTAAGCATACTCCCGGATTTAACTTCTTAGTTAAAGAATGGAATGATATAGCATTTGCTAATCCAGCTGATTTAGGAAAACTACAGAAGTATGGTATTAATACATTAGAAGATTTACAGAATGCTAGGGCACTGCAAGGTGGACGACTAGCAATGGGAAGTGCTGCCATAACAATGGCTAATATGCACTTCATGAATGGTGGACTTACAGGTAACGGACCTACTGATAGAGCTAAGAGACAGGTATGGATAGACGCAGGATGGAAGCCTAGAAGCATTAACATTGGAGGAGTATGGGTCGGATACGATTCATTTGAACCGTTTAACCAAATTCTCGCAGGTGTAGCTGACATTGGAGATCATAATCAGCTTATGGGAGAAGAGTGGACACAGGATCAATTCCAAAAATTAGCTTTAGTTCTTGCACAAGCGGCTACTAGCAAGTCTTATTTACAAAGTTTAGAAGGTTTTGTAGACTTATTTGCAGGAAAACCCGGACAACAGAATAGAGTTATAGGCGGATTACTGAATAACCAAATTCCTCTAGCCGGTCTAAGGAACGAATTAGGGAAGTTATTTAACCCTCATATGAAGGAACTAAGTTCTGGATGGGGAGATGCCATAAGAAATAGAAACTTAATGATGGAAGCTTTCGCAGCTGAGCCATTAGCAACTAAATATGATCTACTTAATGGAAAACCAATAAGGGATTATGATTTTGTTACAAGGATGTGGAACATGTTCATCCCTGTATCACTCAACCTAGACCAAGGTCCGGGTAGAAAAATGCTATTTGATAGTGGGTATGATTTGAAAATGTCAACATACTATGCTCCAGATAGTACAGACCTAACCAACTCACCACAGTTAAGGTCAATGTTCCAACAATACATAGGTGCACAAAACATCGAATTACAACTGAATAAATTAGCTGCTGATCCTAGAATACAAGCTTCAATAGCTCAAATGCATGCTGATCTTGCAAGGGGAGACAAAGGATACGAACCTATGAAAGATTATATTCATAACAAATTGATTAAGCAAGTGTTTGATAAAGCTAGAAGGATGGCTTGGGCTAAGATGTTACAAGATACTGGTGTCCAGAAACTTGTTAATGAGCAGAGACAACAGAAGATTAGAGGCCAACAAAAGCTAGATGAAACAACTAGACTTTTACAAATGAATAGATAAACAATCCTATGGCTGTACAAACTGAAATTTATAAGAACGGTAGTTCCAACTCTGTTGGACCATTCACCTTCCCGTTTACTTATCTGAAAAATGAAGATGTAAAAGTTTCCGTAGACGGAACAGTTAAAACGTACACCACCCACTATACAGTAACAGGGGACAAAGTTACCTTTACATCTGGTAACGGTCCTGCTACTGGTACGAATAATATTAGAATATATAGAGAAACATTAGTAGATACAGCTAAGGCTGTGTTTGCTGCTGGTAGCTCTATAAGAGCAAACGATTTAAACAACAACCAAGATCAGGCAATATTCTCTGCACAAGAACGTCAGTATAACAAAGTCGTAACTGATGACATTTATGCTGATGCCATTACAGGCGCTAAAATTGCAGATGATTCAATTGATTCTGAACACTTTGTTGATGGAAGTATAGATACCGCACACATAGCTAATGATGCAATCAATGCTGATAAGCTTGCAAGTAATGCGGTCACAGCGACTCAATTAGCCAACTCAACCATTACTGCTACACAGATAGCAGATAATACTATCACTGCTCAACAGATAGCAGCTGATGCAGTCGGTGCCTCAGAATTAGCAAATAATGCTGTGGATACTGCAGCTATCGCAGCCGATGCAGTTAATGGTGATAAGATAGCAGATAATTCTATTGATAATGAGCACTTAGCAACAGATTCTGTCAGAGAAGATGAAATCAAAGATGGTGAAATCACTGCGGCTAAACTTGTAACAGGTACATTAGATGGAAGATATTATACAGAAACTGAATTAGATGCTGGAGCATTAGACGGAAGATATTATACAGAGTCTCAATTAGATGCTGGATCATTAGATGCAAGATATTACACCGAGACTGAATTAAACAATGGGCAGCTTAACACTCTATACTTTACAGAGTCTGAGATCACCGGAGGAGCTGCTGACGGAAGATACTATACAGAGACAGAACTTGACGCTGGACAACTAGACAATAGGTATTTTACAGAAACTGAATTAACAACTGGCGGTGCTATTGATGGCCGCTATTACACAGAGACTGAATTAAATGCTGGTCAACTAGATAACAGATACTACACAGAAACCGAGCTTAATGCAGGTCAACTAGATAATAGGTATTACACAGAAACAGAAGCTGATGCTAGATACTATAGACTAGGTAGTGTAGAAGAAATTCAATCAGGTGAAACATGGGTTGCAGCTGATAATAAAGTAGCTACCACATCAGCTATAGATGCACGCATAGTAGATCTTGTTGATGATGTAGGCGGTTTTGTACCAATAGCAAATGAAACATCATTCCCTGCTGCTAACCCTGACGTTAATAATGGGGCTGGCACTCTTGTTAGTATTAAATCCTTGGCTAGTAATCTCACCTCCAACGGTAGTGGAGTGGCAACAATAGCCAATGGTGCTGGTACTGGTAATACAGTTACTATCAACGGATTAGCAAATAGTACAACCTATGCTGCTACATTCGGTATGATAGTAGAAACAACATCCACTCTTCATACTTATGCGTTCCACAGAAGTACCCCAAAAGCAACTGAAGTTACAACGGTTGCAGGTAGTATTGCAAATGTTAACACTGCTGCAACTAACATTGCTAATATTAATACAGTTGCTTCGGACTTAAACGAAGGAACTAGCGAAATTGACACAGTAGCTACAAATATAGCAAATGTAAATACAGTAGGTGGTGCAATAAGTAATGTAAATACAGTAGCAACAAATATATCTGGAGTACACCACTATGCTGATGTCTATCAAGTAGCAACATCACAACCTACTGAAAGACCCGATTCTGATGCTTTAGAAGCTGGTGATATGTGGTTTGATAGTTCTTCTAATAAAGAACTTAAAGTACATAATGGTACAGCTTATCAGCTAGTTACACCTTCTCAGGGTGTATTAGATGATATTGCAATTGTTTCAGGTGTTATAACATATTCTGAGGACTTAGGTTTAATTACTGCAGGAGTTACTACTGGTAGCTCAAATGGATCATTAGATCTAGTTGCTGATGCACTAGAGGATGAAATAACATGGGTTGTTACTTCTCCAAATGATAATGAATACATAATTGATGGAGTAACTGATCCTACTCTTACTTTACATAAAGGTTGGACATATACATTTGATTTAAGTGATAACTCAAACAGCTCACATCCATTGAGATTTAAGAGCGGAGGTAGTGCTTATACTACTAATGTTACAGTTACTGGTACACAAGGCCAAGCTGGATCAAAGGTTACTATTAAAGTTCCTGAATCTCAGCCTGCATCTTTTGAATATTATTGTACTAACCACAGTGGAATGGGTAACACCATTACTGTTGTGGAAGACCCAGTTAAAGGTGTAGCTGATATTGCAGCGAATGTAACAACGGTGGCGGGGATAGCATCAAATGTAACAAGTGTTGCAAATAATACAAGCAATATCAATAGTGCAGTTTCTAATGCAACGAATATAAATGCTGCGGTTTCTAACGCAACGAATATCAATGCAGTTGCAGGAAATGCAACCAATATCAATGCAGTCGCAGGTAATAACTCAAATATAACATCAGTTGCAGGTAACTCAACTAACATTAACTCTGCTGTAAGTAATGCAACTAATATTAATAGTGCTGTATCGAACGCAACAAATATAAACTCTGCTGTATCGAACGCAACGAATATAAATACAGTTAGTGGTTCGATTGCAGATGTTAATAGATATGCAAATGAATATAAGATTGCATCTTCTGCACCGGGATCGCCTGATGCTGGAGACTTATGGTATGATTCTTCATCAAATACACTTAAAAACTACAATGGTTCTTCTTGGTTAGGTATTACATCTAGTTCAGGTATTCAGAATGTTGTTGATGACTCTACACCGCAATTAGGTGGTGCATTAGATGGACAGAATAACAACATGAGTAACATCGGAACTATTGATGGTTCAAACCTACAACTCGACTTTGGTACTTTATAAAAAATGGCAAAACTATTAAAATTAAGACGTGGAACTACCACGCAACATGGTAGCTTCACCGGTGCCGAGGGAGAAGTTACTATTGATACAGATAAGGAAGTAGCAGTAGTACATGACGGTTCAACCGCTGGAGGGCACCCTTTAGCTGCTGAAGATTTAGGCAATGTATCTGGTGCTGATGTTGTCGCAAGATTATCAGGTGGCTCTATTGTCACATCTAAAATTGCAAACGATGCAATAACCTCAGCTTTAATAGCTGATAATGCTGTAGTCACAGCTGCTATAAACGCTGATGCTGTAACTAATGCTAAAATAGCTGATGATCAGATCGACTCAGAACACTATGTAGACGGAAGTATAGATCATGCCCACCTAGCAGGAGACTGTGTGGATGGTGACAATATAGCTGACAACTCTATCAATTCAGAACACTATGTAGATGGTTCTATTGATAGAGAACACCTTGCTGGTGACATTGTTAACGGAACTAAGATTGCTAACAACTCTATTGATTCAGAGCACTACGTAAGTGGGAGTATCGATCATGCTCACTTAGCTAATGACTGTATAGATGGGGACAACATCCAAGATGATGTACTTGAATCTAAACATTATGTAGCTGGATCAATAGACCATGAGCACTTAGCCAATGACATTATTGATGGCGATAATATTCAAGATGATGTTATTAATTCAGAACACATTGCAGCTGGTGCTTTAGATAACGAACATTACGCAGCAGGTTCTGTTGATGAAAATAAATTAGCAATATCTAATGCTGGTAGTGTTGGACAGTATCTACAAAAGACAAATAACTCTGGTGGTTTAACTTGGGAGACTGTAGATCTTACTGCATTAAGTGCAGCAAGTTTAACTTCGGGAACTATTCCTGACGCTAGATTCCCTGCTACTTTGCCTGCTATTAGTGGTGCAAACTTAACTGGTATCGAATCATTTGTATCTGGAATGATTCTTTTATGGTCTGGAGCTGCTAATGCTATTCCTTCTGGATTTGTTCTATGTAATGGTAGTAACAGTACACCTGACCTAAGAAACAGGTTTGTTGTGGGTGCTGGAGATACATATTCTGTAGCTGCAACAGGTGGTGCTAATACATTCACACTTGCTACTGGCAACTTACCATCTCACTCTCACTCAACACCTAATCATAGTCACGGTCTAAACGGCCACTCTCACACCACACCTGACCATAGTCACAGTGTAAATAACCATACACACAGTTTCTCAGGAAACTTCAGTGGTAATACCAGTAATAATGGTAACCATAGTCATGGTCTACAAGCTGTTGGTCAGGACTTCAGTTCTAACTTCAATAACTCTGGATTAAGGAACTCTCCTTCAAACAACAACGCTAACATGAACACCCAGAATGCTGGTGGTCACTCACACAGTTTCAGTGGTTCAGTTAGTGGTAATACAGGAAACTCTGGAGCAAACACATCCAATTCTGGTGGAAGCAATACTGGAGGATCGAATAATAGCACAACAAATACAGGTGGAAGCAATACTGGTAATGCTGGATCTGGAACTGCTGTAGGCTTATTACCACCTTATTACGCTTTATGTTACATCATGAAGACTTAATAAAATGGAATAGTAATATAGGTAATAGCTCACGTAAAGTAGATACTGCCTATATTATAACTAAGTATATCCATTGCTATGATCAACAGTCTATTAAGAAATTAACAGACAATTTAGATAGATTAAAAGAAGAAGATTTCAATAGAATTAAAATACCTAAATTTGAGTATACAGTTGAAGACAATATACTTATACAAACAATGGAGTTTATTAAGGGATATCCATTAGGTACTGTTAGCAATATGAGTCCATATATTTTTGCAGATGTTGTTAATCGTGAAAGTGATTGGACATTTACAGATTTTGCAGCAACCAATTTTATTATCCCTTATTCCGAAAATAGACCTGATCATTTATACGCAGTCGATTTAACTTCTTATGATTATTGGCCTGATAGGTCAAATAGAAGGATGAGATGGTATAATATGACAGATCATAATTCAACATTAATTAAATCAATTTTACACCCATGAGCAGAAAAGGAACGAACTTCAAAGACTTGATTTATGTAGCAGATCAACAACTGACTACTCAATTTTGCGAACATGTCATACGAAAGTATGAAGATGATCCACGCAAATTAAGAGGAGTAACTGCTGGTGGTGTTCAGTTACACGCAAAGCAGTCTCAAGATTTAATGATTACGGGTATGCCTGAATGGAATGATGAGGATTCTGAATTCTCTGATGCATTGAGTAAAGGTGTTAGAAATTATTCAGCTAAAATGGAGAGTTACAACTGTAAGATGCCATTTCCTATGCCTGATTTACAGGATGTT